ATTTGGAGAATTTTCCAAAAAGCGGCGCGTGAATAGCAAGCGCAAAGGAAGCAACTTCGAACGGAAGATAGCCAAGATACTTAACGAGAGGTTTGAGACTAAGGAATTTAGTCGCACTCCAGGCTCAGGAGCTTTTGCTACTACTCATAAGAACTTACCCGAGAACCTACGAATTCAAGGAGATTTAATTACTCCAACCACATTTCCCTTTGTTGTTGAATGTAAAAATGGGTATGATGTACAACTTGATGATTTATTTAAACGAAAAAGCGATTTCAAGTCTTTCATCTCACAGGCACAGAATGACGCCTCTCACGCCGGCAAGGAATGGATGGTAATCTACCAGAAGACGAGGCGAATGGCTATTGTAATCGTCGGGAAGCCGTATCAGATTAAACCGGAGTTGGTTTTAGACGGTCGCTACTTTATCTATCCTCTTAATGAGTTCTTGAAGCTGTCTAACGAAGTCTTCGGCTTTCATAGTTGATTCCTTAACTTGGGGGTTTACTCCCCTAGCGGTTCTACCTCCGCTCATGTTCTTCATATTCTTCTTAGTCTTTTTAGAGGGGTAGCGCACCTCTTGAACCTTAGAGTTATCTTTCACACGGCGGGTTAATTCCTGTCCCGTGCTAAGTTTAGTAGAAGTTCCTGTTACGGCTATCTCCGCCGGACCTTCAGGGTTTCCGTACCCCAAAACATCCTCGATAACCTGTCTATTAACTGCGTCCGCCTCCGTGCCTATGTAGGTATCTCCTCCAGGGTCAGTAATAACCAGTAATTGATTTTGAGAAGCTGAACCTGCTTGCATCATTTCTATAGCCAAATTTGTTCTAAATGCAGGTCTATCTTTATGCTTGTTACGGTAAGCTTGGGTAAGGGTGGTTTCCAACCGTTTTCTAGCCTTCTCCTTCTCGACACTTCCCTCGGGGGCATTCTCATACTCCCCAATATGTTTGTTGAGCTCCCCAAGTGCAGTAGCGTCGTCATAGCCCAGTTTCTTCATCTCCTCGTCGACAACTTGACCTATAGTTCCTGAGTTTAGCCCATCCAAAGCAGCCATCGTATTATGGGAAAACTTAATCTCCCCCATCTTATAGTCTTGAGCCGCTTGCGCGTCCTCTGGGGTAAAGGATACTCCAAGATTTTTCGCTACCGTCTCTATGTAATTCAAAGAACGGTTTCTAGCCGATTTAGTGTCCGGGGTGAAGTCGATAACATTCCCTTTCTCGTCTGTTTCCACTGAGTCGGCTACAGCACAGCCGATTTTGCCCATCTGGATTGAGTCACCTCCTTGTGAAACTTTCACGTTTACACCTACAGTGCCAGGTCTTTTTTCTGCTTCGTAATGCTCGCGGTTTTTATCTTCATCGGTTCCGTAGCTTCCTTCTCCTGTGTTCACATTAAATTTACCTCCTTGGTCTGCGAAAGCTTCTAGGTGGGTTTTCTCTTTTCCAGAACAGTTCACTTCAATATCTTGGGTAACTTTACCACCATTGGGTTGTTGTCCGGTAGGACCTCTTCCTACTACTTCAAAATCACAGCCTTTGAACTGTGGGTCGGATACCAAAGGGTCCCACATGTTTAACATGTTGGCAGTAAACCAGGCTAAAGCTTTAGCGCCATCAATCTCCCCGCCCAGCTCTTCTTCCATCTGGTCCAAAAGAAGGTCCGTACCAATCTCATCGATATTAGCGAATTGAGATTGTGGGACGGTTCCCCCACTCCGTTCTTCGGCTCCCCACACAAGAAGATTTAAATTAAAATTTTCTTCAGCCACCATCTTTTTGAGTTGGGCTTGGAGTTCGGGACAGGGTTGTCGGTAATTACATTCCATCCATGCCTTAGAAAGTTTGGGACCGTATTCATTCATTACTCCCATCATTGCACGGTATGCGTTTCCTTTGGCTGCGTTTGTGCCTCCCCAGAAAACAGCTGGCTTTGGCTTCCCCTTACTATCCAGTCCATTCATTCCGTATAAAGGGTTCTTCTCCTTTAAACTATCGTCGTGTATCTGTACCATCATCGCATACAAAGGACCGTCTTGGTTATTTATTTGTACACCATAACGCTCGCCTCCGTCTTGGTATTCTATAGCAGCGGCGGCTAAGGGACCTCCACAGAACTCCCCGCTAGCATCATCAGGAACCATATAAATACCTTTCTTTGCAGAGCCTCTTTGCCCTCGTAAGCGAAAGCAATCGGTGAGGAACTTACGGTCAGACTCCGTCAAACCCTCTCCATCGTTATTTAGTTTCCTTTGGATATCAACCAGCTTCTGGGTGGTCTTCTCTAAATGAGCGATATCCTCGGCGCATGATGCGGCTTGCTCTCTAGCCTTTTCTGTTCCTTCCTCATCGGTTAAAGTGGACTGTACTCCTTTGAGTTTCTTATCTCCTGCGTATGCCACTTGGAGAGCTTCATCAGACTTTGCTCGAGCCGCCCTTTGTAAAGCTCCTGCCGTACCACCTCCACAGAGCTGGCGGAACATGTTTTTCATTGCGCCGTTATCGCTGAAACCTACGGAACCTAAAGCTTCCACTGTTCTTTGTGCGGCTGCGTCAGCAACGGCGTTATTCTCTTTTTGTATTTTCTTTTTTAATTGTAGAGCGCTTAACTTTTCGTCATCCTGTTCGAGATTGTTGCCCTCCTCGTCTCTGTTGTCAAACATTACCTTTAGTTGCTCCCACTCCTCGGGCGTGAAGCTTGCGGCTTCAGGAGGGTCCAGTTTAAAATTAAATCGAGGGGCATTCCCTCCAGTACCTCTATACGCGATATTCCCGTTGTTGTAATAAGTTGCTTGTGTTCCGTTATCCCCCGACGTCTTGAGAAATTTCGCTGGGGGGTCTTCGGTACCGTTTTGAACTACGTCCGGAAATTTTTGTAACCCCTTAAACATACCCATGAAGCCGTTTAAGTTTTTCGCTTCCTCTAAAACACTTTTACCAGTGTCGAGATACGCGTCGATGAATTCAGATAGTTCCATATTATATTAAAGTAGGCTTCCCTGATATTATATACCAGGAAAGCCTAAATATTTTTCAATTAAAACTTAGCTTATAGCTATTGGAGACATTACAGAATCGATATCAGAACTCTCAGTAAACTGGACAGCGAAGTCGTATCGTAAGGTCATCTCAATAGTATGGAACTCGTTAGTTGAGTAGTTGAACTCACCTAGCTTCCAGCCTTTAGGGTAGCAGCCGTATAGATTAACGTGTGTAATCGGATTACGGTGAGCGTCTAATTGCCAGATAGTTACAGTTCTCTTGAAGATAGGAGCTTCAGTAATACCAGCAAGACTTTCAGGGCTTGCGTTTACTTCACTAGTGCCATTACCTAGACCACCATAATGAATACCGTAGACTGGGTCATACACACTTCTCATCCACGCAAAAAGAGAGTCAGCGATATCACCTTTAATTAAGTTATCAAAAGTAACAGTGATTTCATCGGGACTGGCTTTACCTGGATAGAAGAACTTTTCGTTTACACGATGAACTTCAATATCTTCAACCGTGAACCCTGGTTGAGTAATTTGCTTTGCAGCGAGAGTAAGTCGGTCTTGAGAATCAAGTCCAGGGACGTTAGAAAGAGCACCCGCAAATTGCGGAATTTGAATCTCCCAAGCATATGCGCGGAAAGATTCCAATGCGTGGGAAAGACGGGGACTGTCGGCGATTAGCTCGGCAGCTCTGTCTACGTAGTATTTTCCATTAGCCATGTTGTTTGTTTACCTATTATTATATAGTGTTATACACTAGCTGATTGATTTGTGAGGTTAAGCTCGAATACCAAGATTTCAGCGGTCTTAGTAGGCTTAAGAATAACCTTGCACCAAAGTTCGTTTCTATCAACGCGGAGGGGGGTGTTAGTAGTTGCATCACACGTTACAGAGAATTGAGTGATACCTCGTCTTTGCTGAATATCAGCCAACGCTGGGTTGATGACATTTCTTACTGCTTCCCAAGTGATTGGGTCGTTAGGTTCAAAAACAAACCTACGTGCAGCTTGGAGAACAAGCCTACGTAAGTAAATCATCAAGCGACGAACATTAATTCTATCCAGAGCAGTCGAAGCTCTTTGAGTTGTTTTTTGTCCATAAATAACAATTCCATCTTGAAGGAATTTCGTTACAGGGTTAACAACGTTTCCTGGACCATAGAGAGCATCTCTGTCTCCTTGGTTCAGTTGTACCTCAACATCAGTCGGCTTAGTTAGACGACCTCTTCGTAATCCCGCAGGGGCAAACCATGGGTCGGACACTTCATCAGTGAAGCACATCTGACCTATAGCAAAGATTGCTGGGTCGAACCATGTATCCGCACCAGTGTAAGTGTTGAAGGATTTTACCCACGGCCAATATAGGGCAGCGTAACTACTGTTTAGAGAAGCAGTTCTGCCTGTTGCAGTACCGTTAGACCACGCAATAGCTTGTTGAGCACTTCTAAATCCTACAGGAGGAGATACCACCGCAATAAAGTTTTGCGTGCTTTCAGCTAAACTAACTAGTTCGTTTTGCACGTTCTGGTCAGTTACGCCTGGAACAGCAGCCATAGTAACCGGAGTTGCTTCCGAATCTAGAGCTCGCAAACCTTGGCTAGTCGTTTGACCAATCAAGGCAGTTCTTATATTAGTGTTACTTAAATTGCCTCCATAATCAGAAGCATCACCATTCTTACCTCCGGAGAGGTCGAATTGGATGTTCGGGTTGTTAGCAGTGCCATCTAAAGAAAGACAGCGGAAGTTGGCAGTGGCTGTTCCTACGTCAGCTGCGTTACCCACACTGTAACCGGTTGTAATCTCTGTACTGTTAGCGAACTTAGTCGGAGCAACCCAGGTATTAGCGCCTGAAGGCGTGATAGCTGAGTCGTATCGATAGAAGTTTCCTTCAACGTATTGAGAAACTGCGTTGGTCACACCTTGATTTAGTACGTCTTCTGGGTAGAGGCTTGTTGCTGAGGTTGTTGAACCTGGCTTCCACATACCCATGTCGTAACTTTCTTCTAGACCTCCATCAGAGTAGATGTTGGTGACGAAGCGACCTTGGTCATTAGTGTGTACGATGTCTGCTTGCAAGCCTCGGTACTGTAATCCTCCCCCATAGTTCATGGCTGAGTAATTGTAACCAAGTCCCGGGTATAGGGAGTTTATCTGGTACGCTCCTGCCTGAGTCGCGCCAACATAATCAAGGATAGCTCCAGAAGGAACGTTGTTGAAATTGTCGTGAGTCACTCCTAAAGTCGTAGCTTGAGATGCTTCAAGAACACAGGAGCTACCACCGAAGTAGGTGGTCGGACCAGTTTTCATATTTGCAACGTTAAATAGAGGCATAGCCGATATACCTGCAGTTCCCACCACAGCTCGAGATGCCGTACCAGCATCTGGATAATTGGCGAGAGAAGACCAAACCATATCATTGGTGTCGAACGGAGTTCCTGACATCCAAGTTCCAGTAAAATCAAATTGACCTCGGGCTCCGCCTCCCACACTAAGGGAAGAAGAGATGTAGGTGTTGACGGTTAGTCGTGAAGCAGCGCCTGCGGTTGCACCCGGCTCTTTTGCTACAAGCATACCACTTGCCGCGGCGAATCCACTAGGAATAAAGCAGAACGGACCAGTAGTTGGATTGACTGCATCCCCGACACCAGCTTGTATCGCTTCTTGCCATTTTACACTATTCATGTCAGCCGCAGCTAAAGGAGCGGGCATAATAGATAACGCGGAAGCATAAGGGCGGTCACGATAAGCGTAGAAAGTCGTAGGGGCATCTCCAACAGCAGTACCATTCTTATCCCAAGCATTAACATCAAACCTAAAAGCTACATTAGAGGAAAGAGCGAGCGACGAAAGTGCCGAGGCGTTTACAATAATGTGAGGGTGGGTAACAAGAGGAATGGTGTACCTTGCGTCATTAGCTTCGCTAGTCGCGGCTCTAACGTAATAAACTTGGTTAGTCTTTTGGAGAATCTCCAAAGCCGCGTAAATACCTTGACCTCCATTTACCAAGTCAGGAGTACCAAACTCCCGAATAACTTGTGCAGGGTTGGTTAGCAGTGTTGGAGTATCGACAGGACCGCGGGAAGCGAATCCTACCAAACCAACGATAGATGGATTGACAGAAGGAGCGTAATCAGATACGTCCTTTTCAATCGTGTATACACCGGGGGAAACGAAATTAGCCATATTTTACCTTAAATTATGTTGAGAAGATGTCTTTTTTGAAGTTCCAGACAAAGGTCTGTAATCGATTTTTCTGGCACAGAAATCTTCTGCCCAGACGTTAAGTTGATATGCTCAAACAAGCGACCAGACTTTAGAACTATTTCTAAATTCTGTCCTGCGATATTTACAATGGTACGATTTTTCATAAACTTCTTCCTCTTTAGTATTTAGTTAATTGGAAGGCAAAAAAAGTGCTAATTTAAAAATTAAGTAGAGGAGGGAGGGTATAGTATAGCGGTTTGTTGTCCCGAGGTATCAAGAATCGATTGGGAAGGAGTACCTGTGCCAGAAAATGAAATATCAGTTTTCAACTCTACATCATAACGCATCTCCCTAATTGCTCCATTACTTTGAATCATATACTTTCTCGTAGGCATCCATGTCTCTACTTCGAAGGTAACGGTTTTCTTAATAATCCGGTCTTCCCTATCCGGCACCGTCAGTGTGGAATTATCTGATACATTTACGATAAATGCAGGTGCGTTCGTAACAAAATCAGTCCCTACTCTTAGTTGAGGACGAAACTTACCCATGACATACTCAATAAGTTGATTCATATCTTCCACATAACGTGACCATAAATGCAAGTCATAGGATACTTTAACAGCCTTGGGGGACATAGATGCTACTCGCGTATACCTCATTCTTTTTTTGTCATGGATAGTCCAAAATTCAATATCTGTATTAGGTTTTCTTCTTTCCAAGTCTTCTACGGTATCTGCAATAGCTAATGTCATCTGAGGTAGGGTTAAGTTGCGAGTCTTAAACAGCATAGCGATGGCTCTTTCGTAATTAGAATAAGCACATGTAACAGGCTGTATCTCGTTATCGCTACCTACAATTTGTGCATCAGAAAAAATATTTAAAAGTTCTCTAGATGTTTTTCTATAAAACTCTAAGCTTCTAAAATTTTTATTTTCTCTTTCGAAGATTTGACGTTTAATATCAAAAACATTAGAGAGACGTTTGCCATTATAAAACGTTTCCCTGGTACCGTCCACCATAGGGGGATACCTATCGTACGGGGGTCCAGATACTTCAACCATTAGTAAGTAGTAAATACAGC